CTTTGGAATTTTAATGTTTATATTATCAATATTGCAAGACTTATGATAACCTCCACAACACCACATAAACTCGCAGAAATTATTAGAGATACCTGGCCTCAACTTTACAACGAATCACATAGGTGTTATACTGAACCAGTAAAAACAAAATCAGACAAATCAAATTTCATTGACAAAAAAGTTTGATTATATATAATATTCAAAAGTATTTTTTACAAAATTATGTCCTACAATATTACTCTTCGTTCACCTGACGGAACTGAACAAGTTATTCAATGCGCTGAAGATCAATACATTCTTGAAGCAGCAGAAGAAGCAGGAATCGATCTTCCATCATCTTGCAAAGCAGGTGCATGTTCTGCTTGTGCAGCAAAACTTCTTGATGGAGAAGTAGATAATGAAGAACAATCTTTTCTTGATGATGATCAAATGGAAGAAGGTTGGATTCTTACATGTGTTGCTTATCCAAAATCAGATTGCTTAATTCTTACTGAACAAGAAGAAAATCTTTGAGGTAAAAAAATGAGATTTACAGTTTATTCAAAAGAAGGATGCCCATACTGTACAAAAATTGAAACAGTTTTAAAATTGGCTAAATTAGAGCACAAAGTATATAAACTTAATCAAGAATTTAATCGTGATGAGTTTATTGCCGAATTTGGTCCAGGATCTACTTTTCCACAAGTAATTCTGAATGACACTGATAGACTTGGTGGTTGTGTAGATACTATTCATTATCTTAAGGAGAATAAAGTAATTTAATGAACAATACTCTTCACGAAGTTTATTCTGATGTAGAAAAAGCAATTGATTATGCTTTTAATGGTCAGTTTGTTTTAAAATTTTATGATTATTTAAAAATTAAAGGAATAAAAAAAGTAGAAGTTGAAGAGTTTATAGGAAGTGCCACAGCAAATGAAATCGATAATCTTGTAATAGATTTGGATGATTATCTTGAAGGTGGATCTGATGAAATGCATAAACAACTTCGTGAAGCTTACGGTTATATACCTAAACCACAAGCAAGAAAAATAAGAAATTATCTTTATAATATCCTTGAAGACGCAAGGAAATATAACAATGACAAAAGACGGGGCCGGAGGAAAAAGGAAACTAAATAACTCTGAACCTCAAATTAATCGAGGTGTTGAGTTATTACTACGCAATAGGAGGAGAAGATCAGTAGAACCAAAGACTTTTCAAGTGAAGTTTGGCAAAATGATCTCTCTCTTCCGCAGAGAGTTTCATTTCTTTATTGAATTTCACTTTGATATTAGGAAAAAATAACTCTCGGGAGAAAAGCTATGTTAGCAGTAACACTCACTTTAGGAACATTAATTTCTATCATGTTCTTTTTTGTAGGTGGTGTAATAGGATGGATGGCAAAACAATACTTTGTTGAAAAAAATTATGTTGCTTATACTCATCCCGAAATGTTTGATGAAAATGGAAATGTAATTCCAGACGAAATTTTAGCAGTACGATTTGAAAATGACTATGACTACAACGAAGACGAAGAAGACGACGACGACTAATAAATCATCTACCAAAGAGATTGTTAAACTTCAACCTAATCCTTTTCAGCATGAAATTTTAGATTTAGCTTCAAAACAAAGAAGCAATTCTGCAAAGGTTGAAGTTTTAAAAGAATATAGAAATGATGGACTTGTCACTATTTTGATTATGAATTTTGATGAGAGTATTTTTTCTATACTCCCAGAAGGTCCTGTACCATATGCCAACTTTGATGAACAAAGTTCTGTGGGAGGGAATTTAAGTGATATGATTGATAGTAAAGCAAAGAATGATGGATTAAAAACATCAGGATATTATGGAACAGAAGATTTTGTAAACGAAAAATCAAAAACTTCTATTCGCAATGAATGTCAAAATTTTTACATTTATTGTAAAGGTGGAAATAATCAATTGTCTCAAATTCGTAAAGAGACTATGTTTATTAATCTGCTTCAAGGATTGCATCCTCTTGAAGCAGAACTTATGTGTCTTGTGAAGGATAAAAAACTGACTGATAAATATAGAATAACATTTGAAAATGTAAAAGAGGCTTATCCAGACATTCAGTGGGGAGGCCGAGGATGACAGTAACTTTAGGTACGGAGAAAAATATGGTAGATTATGGAAAAGAAGAAAAATCCATTCTGCCAAGTAGTTATGGGTGTGAAATTGTTTTAGAAAAAACAACAATTAATAAAGCAAAAGATTCTTCTTTTCCAAATGATGCCTATTTAATTTGGTATATTGATAATGGAGAAGATTGTATTGATCTTGTGAGGGGAACCAGAGTTCGTATTTTTGACATGTACTATGACAAGTATGGTCCAGGTGCTGTTCAAAAAATTGATTTTGGATATGGTAGAACTAATCCAAAATTGTGGGGTTATAAATCTCCAGATAAAAAGAAAAGAAAATGAGTGAAGGATTTAAAGGTTTTGCTAAACCAGCAGAAGATAAAAAACTATATCTTTATTTGCAAAGACAAGCAGTGGATAAATTAACTAAAGAATATAAAAAATTAAAGAAATATCAAAAATCATCTTTTTTTGAAATTGAGAAATTATCAGGTCAAGAAACAAAAATAGATAAACTTATTAATCAATATGGAATAGATTCTGAAGCAATTGAGTGATGGGAAAACATTATCTTCTTAACTTATATGGATGCTCGTTTGTTCTCCTAAACGACGAGCGTTGTCTTATAGATTTATTAGAAAATGCTGCGACTGCAAGTGGCGCTACTGTGGTTCAGACTATTTCAAAAAAGTTTGAACCACAAGGAGTTACTGTAATTTGTTTGTTGTCTGAAAGTCATATAAGTATTCATACTTGGCCTGAGGAAGGAAAGGCAGCAGTAGATGTTTACACTTGTGGGGATTGCAACCCTAAGATTGGATGTGACATTATTATTCAACAACTTTATGCTCAAAATCACACATTAAGTTATATTGAGCGTTAAATAAATACACTATATTTGGAGAAGTATATGCTCTCTACTCAATACCGTCTTCGCCTTGAGGCAATTTGTGACAAAATTGTAAAAGGAGAATCTGTAGAGTTAAGTGAAATGATTTGGGCAGAAAAACTTAGCAAGGCAAACCGCTCTGCTGGTACAATGTTGCGTCAGGCAAGAAGAAGAGCAGAAAACCCTGATATGGTTGAGGGTGATCTGGATGACTTTATGAATCAGTTAGATATTGGTGGATTAGGGCACGAAAGATTTGGTCATCGTGGTTTTGATAGTGTGGACGACTTGCACGATTGGTTTAAGCGTGATGAAGATGAAACTGATTGGAGGACCAGAGATTGACATACGAAGAATTTGTAAATAAAAGTCCTGAGCACTATATGGATATGGTGCGATTGATTGATATTAAACAAAAGTATCGTATGGAATTTACTGAACAAGAAAAAGAAATCAATGCTCATATTTTGGAGTTTCAAGAACAAACAAGACTAAATGAATTAAGAGATAAGTTTGAGAAGTGTCTTAACGTAGAAGAATGAAATCATTTCAAGAGTTTCTTTCAGAAGAAGAAAAAGCATCAAAGGCAACTGCAGAATATCAGAACGAACCCAAGGGTAATGAAAAGTGCTCTAACTGTAATATGTGGAGACCACCCAACGGTTGCACTGCTGTAAAGGGTAAGATTGCTCCTGATGGTTGGTGTAAGTGGCATAAGTATGACCGTAAGAATCAATGAAACCTCTTGTATTAATCGCTTGCTTTTTACCTCTTGGTGTGATATGGTTGGTGATGAAACTATCTCTATGGTTGTCCTCTAGCGTATCAGAAGTCAATTATGTCCGAGAAGATGCAAAACGAGAGCACGGACCCTATGTGGAGGGCGTCTATAGAGATGTTGATGAAGAGAATGAGAAGGATTGAGATTTCTGAAGCAATCGATGAAGCAATCTGGCAATGGTATTTTGAGCACGAGAAAGAAGTTCCCAACTGGAAATATGAGAAAGATCCGCAATGGTGGATAGATTACTTAGCAGAGATTGACAATCAAGAATAGATACCTTATAATTGACAACATATAATATACATATCATGGAATACAAACCCTATTCTCCAGAGTGGAATCGCAAAAGATACCTAAGAGAAGCTCTTGAAACTTACTTCAATGACTATGTGGACATTGAAGTGATTTATGATGATCTTATAGATATTCTCCATGAGAGATCTGAACAGGCTTATATTGAGTTCTCTAGAATTAATCAATTAGAATCTAAACTCAATTCTAAATAAGTTATAGTTCGGTTTTCCGTACCTATGACCCTAGAAGACGGATGTTATTCTCTTAAACTTGAATGTGCATTAAGAGATTTGGGATTCGTTGATATAGGTTGGAAGTGTGTTGCACACGCAGGTATCTTTTTCGTTCAACCTATAGGAATCCCCGATGATCCGAAAGGAGACCTTCTTGGGTTTTCTTTGTCTATACCTTATGCTAAAGACAAAAGAAGGTATAGATTGTTAGGAACTGCAAAAAAAGCACTAGATTTTGCATTAGGTATTGATACATAGTGTAGTTGCGTAAACTTATATGAAGTTTCTTCTAGCACTATTCGCATCACTCTTTTTTGCTCTTCCTGCTTGGGCAGTGGATGTAACAATGGGAGCAAACGGTAACCTTATCTTTGAATCAGCAGAAGTCTCTATTGCCGCTGGTGAGTCCATTCACTTCGTCAACGGTATGCTTCCACCTCATAATGTCATTGTGGAAGACCACCCAGAACTCTCACACACTGGGTTGGCATTTGCTGGCGGAGAGAGTTTTGATATTGCTTTTCCAGAGGCAGGGGACTATACTTTCTGGTGTGACCCCCACAAAGGTGCGGGCATGATTGGACACGTACATGTTTCATAAATTATGCATCATCACGACCATTCAACCTGTATTCATTTAATTCATATGTTTGTTTGCTGCCTTATTGGACTTGGTATTGGTTCCCTAGCAGTCTGGGGATACACGAAAATTAAAGAATCCAAAGATCACAATTCTTAAAATTGTAACAGATGTTACATAATTATTTGACTAGATAGTATGAATAGGAGTATAGTAATCTCCTAACGTTCATCCTATGACTAAAGCACTTTTGCTTTTAGCATGGGTTCCACTTCTTTCTGTTTCAACGCCACGACTAATACAGAATCCATATCCTGTATCAATAAGTTGTGACGCAGCGTGGGAACTAATGGACATCGTTAAAAACGACGATGTAGTACATCAGAGAAGAGAAGACCAATTGCTTTTAGAACTCCGAAAGGATTTCATTCAGAGGTGCTAGATAATTTAATAGGACGCAAGTAGGACGGCGGAACGGAACGTTCATTCTCTATTCGCAAATAGAGAACGCAAACCGCCCGAAGGAACGGGACTAACCATCTCATTCTGGAGGAACCCCCCAATGTCTAAAGTAGTTTATCGTGGTGTTGAATATGATACCGAAAAGCGTATCGCATATCAACAGCAAATGATGCAGCAACCCCAACAGTACAACGAAACCTATCGTGGTGTTAAGTTTGTAAAAGAGGGGAACAAGGGATGACAGCAACTTATCGTGGTGTGAAGTATAATACTCACACTCCAAAACTAGAGTACCGTAAGTGGTATTCGGAAACACATGCTCCATCTCA